TTTAGAAAGAATTTATAATAAAGGCATTGAACAAAAAAAAGATGTTGCTATACAAGATTTAAATAAATTATTATTAACTAAAGATGCAGATACAATTCAAAAAGAAATTTTAGAAGGTAAACATCCTAATTTATCTGGAAAATACATAGACAAAACAGTTCAGTATCATACAGGAAGACATCAAGCTGTTGATGTTATTACTAATATAGAAGCAAATAAAGAAAAATATAATTTTAAAGAAACTAATTTACCTGCTTTTTATAAAGAATATTTACCAAGTTTTGCAGATAAAGATGGTTCTTATTCATTAGGTTTTGCGGCTGTTTTTAATGAATATAAAGCTAAAGAATCAATTAGAGATGCAGAAGTAAGAAGTAAATTTGTTCAAGAAGAAAAAATTAAAGAAGGTGCAAAAATTGTATCACAATCAGATGCTAATACATTTTGGGAAACTGTTAATTCTTTAAAATCACCATTACCACCAGAAGAAGGACAAACTAAAAAAAGAGTTCATTATACTAATGATGAAGCTAATAAATCTGCATATACATATCTTTCAAATGCAATTGACACAGCACAAAGCACTTCTGATTTATTTAAAATAGAACAAATACTTGAAGCAGATAGAGGTACAGGTGAAGGTGGAAACCAATTAGGCTCATTAAGAAGTGTAAAAAACAATTCTACAATTACAAAAATTATAGAAGCTTTTGAAACTAAAGAAAGAGTATTAGCTAACGCTGAATACACAGCATCTGTTAGAGAAAGAGAAGCAGATAAAAGAAATTTAGTAAATGATATATTTTCTATAGACAGAAGTACACCTAAAGGTGAAATAGATTATACAAATAAAATATTGGATGCTACAAAAAAATATCCTGAATTAAGTATAACAATTAATAGCACTGCAAAAAATATTGGAGAATTAAGAGAAGATAAAAATAAAATAAACAACATTAAAATTGACCTTATGAAAGGTGTTTACAATAATAATGAAGCTCAATTATTAGAAGACTGGAGAGATGCTTCTAACAATTCCGAAACATTAGTAACATTAAATAGTTTATTAATAGATGCTCAAAAATATGAAAGTAATAATTACTCACCACCATTTGAAGAACCTGTATTCACTAATACAGTAGGTAAAATTAATAAAATTATTGTTGATTTAGTTCCTTCTGTAGATAAGAAATATAATTCACAAAAAAATCAATACGTATCAGATTTAATCCAACAAGAAATGCAAACAGATTATATGTCTTGGTTAGAGCAAAATCCTAAACCATCAAGACTTTCTGACGCTACTGTTAAAAATGATTGGTTTGTCGCACAACAAAAATTCTTTAATGAAACATATAATGAAAAAATTAAAACTTATTCTAATCGTACGTGGTTAGATGCTTTAGCAGATAGGATAAACAAAGAAGGAATTGATTTAACTTCTTCAATTGATTTAGATAATATTGTAACTGAATATTATGAAAACAATGTTGCAACAGCAGTAGAAGGATTTAAACCTTTTACATCACAAATAGTATCACAAGCAGAAGCTAGTTTATTAAGTCCAACTACAGTAGTAATGGAGAGTACAGATTTTCAAAATTTATTAAACACAAAAGGTTTTGAAAAATTTAAAGAAGATAAAATTGCTCAAAAATCACTAGCAGAAAGATTAATAAAAGATTTAAAAATAGATTCTGTAGATTACACTGACCAAATAAATCAAGTAATAGATAATATTAATTCTAATGTACAGAATTTTCAATTACCTAAAATTGAAACATATACGCCTTTGGGATTAATTGAAAAAGGTTCTAGTATTGAAGCACAACAAAATTTCTTTATTAATACTTTAGAACAAATAACTGGAAGACCAATGACTAAAGATTTATATAACAGAGTTTTATCAGAAGACGCAAAATTAAATTTAGCAAAAGCATTTAACATTAGTTCAGTTCAATTAGATACTTTAGTAAGTGAATACTTAAAATAATATAAGGATAATTAATGGGATTAGATTTAGGAATTTCTTGGGAAGAAGACACTACTATTAGCAAAGAAGGTGGAATAGCAAATAGAAAACAAAACAGAAGAAATAGAATAGAGCGTCAAAAATATGATGCTATGAAAAAAGCTGAACGTCAAACTTTTGCATTAGAAAAATTACAGTCAGATGAATTTGAACAATTATTAAAAAGATATTATTCAGGTGGTTTAAGTGATGCTAACAATGCTATAACAGGTGGTAAAAACATTAATGATTATAGTAAAGCTGAAATTATAGAAAAATTTTATCAAGATAGAATTTGGAGTGAATATAATACAGTTGGTATTGCAAATGATGTTGGACAAGTTTTAACCAAAGATGAACAATACAAAAATGACTGGGCAGAGATAACACAAGTATATGCAGATTTACCTTATTTTGGTGGTAAAACTATTGGGTTTTTTAAATGGGCTAAAGATTTTGTTCCTTCATTAATAGCTGACCCTGTTAACTTATTTAGTTTAGGTGCAGGTAAAATTGTAGCAAGAGAAGCAGGTAAAACGGCATTAGATGCTTTAACTAAAAAAGAATTTCAAAATTTAGCTATGAAAAAAGCGGCTATAGAAATAGGTAAAAAAGAAGCCGCATATGGTGCAACTATTGCAACTGCTTCAGATTTAGCAAGACAGTCTGCTGAAGTTGATGCTGGATTAATGACTGATTATAATTTAACTAGAACATTAATTACAGGAGTAACAGGTGGAGTTGCACAAGGTACTGTCGGTGCTGGAATGTCAGCTTGGTCAGCAAAAGGAAAAGCTGGAAAATTTTATGATAAAGGTGATGGTTTTAAATCTGATTATAATAGAGACTTTGCGTGGGCAGGAAGTAAAGCTGATGAAACATTTTCTGGTAAAGATGGAAAAGTAAAAAAATTCTCAGCAGAAACACCATCACAAAAAACCCCTAAAAAAATTACAGAACGAACAAGTGAAGTTAATACTATTAATGAAAAAATAGGCGAAATTAAAAGAAGAACACCAGTTATTAATTTATCTAAAATAAATCCAGACGAAGCACACAATGTGGTTGTGCAAGAAATTAAAACAACTATTGATAATTTAATTAAAAGTGGTGAAGTAAGAACAACTGAAAGAGTTGGTTTATTTAATCAAATAAAACTTAAAGCATCTAAAATATTAGGAAAAGAAAATGCTGAAGAATTAGATAAAGAATTGAAAACAATTTCTAAAATAGCACCAGATTTAGCACCTACTATTTATGCTGGTCGTGTTAACATTTTAAATAAAAGTAAAGAAGTTTCTGAAATTAGAAAACTAGCTGACAACGCTGTTGATATGGATGAGAAGCTGGCAGTAACAGAAAAGTTAATAGAAGCTATAGATGAAAAAAATGTTCTTATTAAAAACCACGTTAAAACAGTTGAAGGTGTATCAGATGCGTTAAACCAACAAAAATTAATGGTTGAAATGACTGAAGCTGATAGATTAAGAATGGAAACAGATATTGCTATTGCAAAAGAATTACCTGAATTAATTGCAAAAATTAAAAAATTACCTGCTTCACAAAAAATAAAAGCTGTAAATGATTTAGCTGATATATCTAAAAATGATTACAAAATGCATAAAGTAATCAAAAATATAAACAGAAAAAGTAAAGAAAAGAATGTGACTTTCTTTGAAGCTTATAATGAATTTACTACAGCTAACTTACTTGGCGACCCCACTACTCACGAAATTAACTTATTGTCTGCCGCATCTAAATTTCAATTACAAATAGTTGAACAATTTACTGGTGGATTAATTAGTTTTAAAAATGGAAATAGAAAACAAGGTATAAATCAAATGTTAATGGCAGGAGATTTATTAGTTTCTCAATTAAGATTTTTTCAAATAGCATTTAAAAAAGCAAAATTATCTTGGAAAGCTAATAGAAATATTGGAGATTCTTTAGAACATAGATTTGATGGAAGACAACAAAGAAATATGGAAACATATTTTGACCAATTAAAAGCATCTGATAGTATTTTTAAACAAGTTGCAGGTAAAATAGGAACACCATTAGGTAAATTATCATTTTTAACTTTAAGATTACTAGGTGCAGGTGATACTTTAATGAAAAACATATTTAATAGAAGTGCAAGAGTTGCTAACGTTAATCAAAGAATGAGAGCTTTTTATCCTGAATTATGGAAAGAAAGAAAAATATTTAACAAAACACAAATTGTTGCTTTAGAAGATAACATCAGAAATGTTAAAGAAAACATTAGATTTGAACAAGCTCAAGATAAAATTAATCTTAAAAAGTTAGAAAAATTAAATAAAAAGTTAGCTCAATTTGAAAGTCAAAAAATAGAACAAACACCTTTTGAAAAAAAATGGTCTGAATTATATTATCAATATGAAGATGAATTTGGTAACTTTAGACAAACAAAAACATTCAATTCTTTAGAAGCTTCATCATTAGATGATTTAACTAAATCAGTAGCTAACGACCCTACATATGTAGCAAGAACAGGTTCATTTACTCAAAATCTTAAAAATGAAATGTTAGACCCTACTCAATTTTATCCTAACCAAAAACAAAGTCAATATAATATAGGTGACTGGCTTTTAAAAACTGTAAATAAAATGCCAATTATAAGAGTGTTATCAAGTTTACATTTTGTAAAAACACCTGTTAATTTATTTAAATATGGATGGCAAGCAACACCTGTTCTTAATAAATTAAATATGGAATTTAGAACTATGCAAAATGCTTCTGACCCAATTGTTAGAAACAAAGCACAAGCTATACAAGGTGTTGGAGCGGCTGTTTATGGATTAGCAACATACTACACACTGCAAGGTAGATTAACAGGTTATAAAGAAAAAGATAGAAAACATAGATTTGCTTATAAATGGGAAGATGAAAATGGTGTTACACAATATACACAATTGTCTCGTTTCTTTCCTTTGTCAATACCATTTATGGTTACAGCATCAATACAAGATGCTTTAGAAGAAGCAGGTGATATATTTAATGACCCATTACATAGTGCTGAGCAAGAAAGATATTTAGATTTTTTTCGTCATATAGCTGGCGCTTCGTTTTCTTTATGGTCTAATATTTTTGCTAGTAATTTAATGACACAAGATTTTTTTAAGTTAACAGAAATATTTTCTGAAACAGAAGCAACTAATGAAGAAGGTGCCGAAAACATTTCAAAATTAGAAAGATATTTTGGTAGGTTTGGTGCTAAAAATGTTCCTTTAGCAACTACTTGGAGATGGACAAACAAAGTATTTGCAGACGCTGAAGCAGAATTAGTAACAGCATTAGACCATTTAAAACAATCAACACCTTATGGTTTATCTAAAATAATTAATGAAAAATATTTAGGTAGTAAATACGAAATATTAAATTATGGTGATGCACTATCGCCTAAATCTGACCCATTAGGTAATGTATATCCTAAACCTAAAGGATTGTTATTAGGTCAGGCACAAGATATGTTTCCAGTTACTACACATTGGAGTGCACAAATGCTAGATAGAAATAATAATAAAATTACATTATCAAAAGAAGCGCAAGAAAAATTAGAAACTTCTAACATTCAATGGGAAAGACCACAGTTTACTATAAACATTGGTACTAAAAAACCTTTTAATATGAAAACAAATATGATTATTGAAATGGAAAGTCCAGTGACAGGTGAGACAATAAAGTTTCCAGAAGGCACTACAATGTATGAAGCTATGCGTCAAGTTAAAACTCAAATTACAATAGGTGGTAGAACACTTAATGAAACATTTCAATATGAGTTAGAAAACCCTGCTTCTGAATTTAATAAGAGATATGTGTCTAACAAATTGTTAGGTGGTAAGTATATAGGTGACACTTATTTACTTTCTCGAATTAGAGAATTTGAAAGAGAAGCTAGAGAATGGATTATAAAGTATGGTTTAATTGAAATGAATGGCAAAGTTACTACCATAAATGCTCTTAAAAAATCAGCAGAAATGATAGAATCTCAAGAATTATTTGGAAAATAGATAAAGTACCCCTTTTAGAAGAACTAAACAAAAACTATGGCAAATTCATTTGTAAGATATACTGGTAACGGTGTTACTACTACGTACGCTATACCTTTTAGCTACAGAAGTACAGCAGATTTAACAG